GTAGCAGTAGTAGCAGAGTTAGATACCTTGCTAGCAGTTGAGATAGTGGCTAATTTAGTATCTGCGATAGCAGCACTTGCGTTGATGTCAGCATTAACAATAGTACCGTCAAGAATCATACCGCTTGTTACTGTGCCTGTATCTGTAGTCTTGACTAGGTTAGCAAGAGTAATTCCGTGTGCGGTTGTAGTATTTTCAATATGTTGATTTGCCTCACGATAATCCCGACCAATTGCCATATGGCGCACTACAGCACCAGCAGAGTGGGCTACACCAGTAGAACCATCGATACCACGAGTAATAGTAAGAGTGTTAGTTGAGACCGCCGTTACATCTACAATTTCTTCAAGCGCTGTATCTGGGTCTATCACCACCGTAAAGGTTTCACCAGCAGATATTGTGGCACCACCTAGTAATGAAGTTCCTGATACAACAGTTGCTGAAGTACCAGAGGAAGTTAACGCTCCAGATAATGTAGTCTGTTGTGAGCGTGAGGAGTATTTGCGTGTTGTCATTTATTTACCTATCGGCTGTAGTGGACTCGAATTGGATACAGAGTTTGTTGTCTCTGAGTTTCCTCGTTGAGGCGTTGGGTATATAGGGCATATAGTTGTTTTGTTGCAGTTTGTGAAGCACCATAAGGACGTTTGCTATCTGTCTCATCTGCCTGTGGGCTAACTTGAGCAGCACGTGCAGGGTCAAGGTAGGTAAGCAAACGATAAGAAGCGCCAAGAACAATTACATCTTTGCAAGAGTTTGGCAGTCCAGTTTGTGTTGAGAAATCTTGAGAGTTGCTAGTAAATGGTTCTGGGTCTGTAGAATAAATAACCTTTACAGTTCTACCTGGAGTAACATAGTCTCCAATGGTTACTGTTTGAGCATTAGCACCGAATACGGTAGATGCTTTAGAATCCCAAGACCAGCGACGAATAGGAATCCACTCTTGAGATGGACCAACTGCTTGCCACATAATTGTAAGGATGTTTTGGATATTTAAATCATCAAAGTCATAGGTTGTTTGAGCAGCATTAAAGGTAAAGGTAGTTACTTTAGCAGCATAGATAGTAGAACCAGCAGCATTAATAGTATCGTTGATAGCCTTCTTAACCACATAACGTGGGAATGTAGGAGAGATAGTAACCTTGGTATCTGCTGTGTGTGTAGCAGCAGTAGTACCTAGATAACCACGACCATAAGGAGATACAGTTGCTGTATTAGCAATACGGTCAAATGAATCAATCCACATTAATTCTTCATCAATCTCAACTACGCCTTTACCTAGATTCTCAGTTGAACCTAAAGATAAGATAGTAGGAGATGTAGATGATGATGTGGTAGTAGTAACAGCACTGGTTAAGTGAGTTGCTCTGTCTTGTTGGTAGGTATAACCTGCAAGGTTAATCTGCACCTCATTGATTAAGTCTGTTAATGTAGTTGTCATTAGAGGTCTATGCTCCGTAATGCAGCAGGTGCTGCTAGGCCAGTAGTTCCTGCAAGTTCATTGCAGATTCCATCAATATCTTTAAACTTATCTCCCTTGATATTTAAAGCACCAACAGTGGCAAGTCCAGTAGTGCTAGCATAGGCATTTGCTGCCCCTTGCTCATCTAATCCAGTTGTACCAGCAAGACGATTAAGTTCTGCGGTTAAACTACTACCTGCTTTACCAAGTGCCATTGTTTATCCTATCTAGGTGTAATGATTTTCTTATCAGGAGTGATAAGTTTTGACTTAGGCTCTTCCTTAGGTTTACCAAAGAATGCATTGTAATAATGTTCATCAAATGAGAACCGCTTCATATGTGGGGCTAATGCACCAGTATGAGCATATAGTGGAATCTCTGCTTTATCGCATAGGGCAAAGAAGAATATATCTTCACCTATAAACTTAGTTCCTCTACCCATTTCCATAAAAATTTGTCCGTCTTGGGATACTTCACGAACCTTTGGCACGATACTGCGGTGCATTAATACAAATCCCATACCCGCCGCATCAACCTTAATTAGTTGATTTACTGGCATTGGGTGAACTCTGGTTAATCCAAACCCACCCTCATCTCCAACTATAAAGTTAAAGATTGTAGGCATAGGAATCATTAAAGGTTCTTCTGGATTATCTGTAGTAAAATATATTCCAGTAATAATTGGACGCTTTTCAGCATCTTTGTTATCCCATAATAATTTAAACTTTTCTGGACTAATTACTACATCTGAGTCTACCCATAGTAGCCATTCGTAATCAGTCTTATCAAACCAGTAATCAATTACTGTCTGTCTTTGTCTAGCAATCTGGTTGCCCTGACTCCGTAGCGATGTTGCAAACTCTACGCCAGACTTTAACATTACATCTGTTACGCCTTGCATAAACTTGCCATCTACCATACCATTGTCACACCATACTAGTGCTATAGAATCTTTTTTACTCATAGTCCCCTGTGTCCCTATCTGTACTTTGCTGCTTTTTTGGCTATTGCTTTAGGTTGCTTTACAAACTGCTTACCCTTTTTATTACCTTTAGCCTTGGCTCTATTAGTAGCAGCCTTTTCTGTTGGGGTTAATGCTGCCCAAGCAGCCTCAGGTAAATATCTTTTCTTACCCTTAGATGGCTTACCATCAGAAGTTTTCCACTTCTGTGCAGTCCAATCCTTTAAAGACTTCTGAGATTTAGCAAGTGCCATTACTTGTAACCTCCGCCTGCTTTCTTATATTGCACAGCAAGTAGTTGTGCTTTACGGGCTGACCATTCTCCAGGGTCTCCACCTTTAGAACCAGCCTTAATCTTCTTGAATAGTGTTGCTCTCATACCAGGCTTAGTATAGTTACCAGCAGCATTGACTTTAGACTTAGCCTTTTTCTTTGCTACCACTTTACTTTATCCGCCCAATAGGCTGCAGACATCTTGCCCTTAGCAATATTCTTGCCGTGTCTTGCCTTGAAAGACTTACGCTTCATCTTCATACGCTCAGACTCACCAGCCTTTGGTTTACCAGCGGTGCTTGCACCCTGCTCACCAAATCGGATAGTCTTTACTTTCTCTCCAACTTTAGCCACAACTACGTGTGATTTCTTTGGATGATTAGGAGTACGCTTTGGTTTGTTAAAACCAGATACTCCAGCCCTCTTTAATCTTGAATCGCTCACTTGCTCCCCTTAATTAGTTCCTTTGTCTTAGGGTCAAGGCGGAGTTTCTCCGACCCATCCTTACGTAGAATAACAATTAAACCGTCCCGCATAATTGATTTATTCCAACCGTCGTGACGCTTGCGTTGACCCGATGACATTAGTTAATTCGCTTACCTTTTGAGTCATAGCGTCTACCTCTAACTACGGCTCCAACAAGTTGACCAAATTGCTTATCTTCCATTTGGCGAAGAACATTTGCACGAGCATCAGTTCCTGGACCAGGGGTATTACGCATTTCGCTTGTGGCACGGTATGCTTGAATAGACTCATTAATCTCTTTAGCAACGTTTTGAAAGTAATTTGGTTTTTTAGCCATATTACTTTTTCTTACCCATTTTCTTCATAACCATCTTCTTGGCTGACTTCTTGGCTGCTTTCTTAGCCATAGCCTTACCTTTTGCTGTGTATGGGAATTTCTTTCCGTCTACGTTTGGCATTATATTTGTCCTATCTCTTTCATTACGGCTGCGGCTTTTGGGGTTATATCTCTAGTCTTAGGCATAGTGTCCGCATCATACGCTTTACCTAATACTTCTGAAGCCCTATGCGCTTCTTGTACGTGACGCATAGTTGTTCCTGCTGGTTGTATTCCTTGTGCTCTTGCATCTCTATAAGCCTGCAATTCAGATGTCCATACTCCTATGTTAGCAGCAATCAATGCTGCCTTGGTCGTATCATTAACTATATGATTACGGCCACCAACGTAAAACTCTTCATATGATTCTACACTTGAATCTAATGGATAGCGACTAATTTTATATGTTCCACTTTGTTTTACTACAGAGATTCCAACATTTCTTTTAAAGAAATAAAATAAACGGTGTTTACCTATAGGTCCCTCTTCTACACTAGGTGTAGTAAATATGAAATCTGCCATTGTTCTCCTTAATGAACTTACTCCGTAGCAGGAATATTTCTACTCCTGCCACAGCGTCAATCAACTAAGCGATTGATGAACCTGATTCGATTCTGAATAGTGCCTCTTCACGGTAGCGAGCAAATCCTAATACGCCGTACCAACCCATTGGGCGGTGACGCATCAAGCGGTCAACTACTGGTCCGATAACTACGTGTGGCTCTTCGGCAACTGCCTCAGCCAATGCACCTTCGTAAGTTCCAATTTCTCCTGCCCAAATGCGGTCTTGTGAAGAACCGTATTGGTTAGGAAGTAGCCATCCTGCTGAACCTGTCTCTGCACGAAGGTCGTGTGAAACTTCTGGGTGAATACCAGTCCAGTATAATGAACCCTTGCGACCAACGGCTTTGTTAGCACGTAGTTTAGCAACGGCTCTGCGTAGGTTAGCAGATGAAATTGTTGCAGCAGCAGTAATTGTTGCTGTTGAAGTTGCAGTTGAACCTGAGTAGATTACGTTTGAACCGCCACGCAATGTTGTCATTGCTACGGAGTCAATAGAATCTGCAAGGTTAAATGCGATAATGTTTGCAATTGCTGGGTCAACATCTGCAAGAGAGAATAACTCTAATGCACGAGTTACCAACACTGAGTTACCGTACTCTGCAAGAGTAATGGTTACTGATGTTGGTGTTGACATTGCTACTGCATCTGGGTCAGTTGTCTCTGTCAGAGCAGTTGTTGCTGCTGAAAGGTCAACGTAACGTTGTAGAACAACGGTTGAACCAGGGATTGCTTGACGTGCTGGACGCTTATCTGCTACAGAACGAATTAGGGGTTCTGAACGGAGAGCGAATTCTAGAAGACGGTCATACGCCTTCTGGACTAGACCAGCACCACCAGCGGTTCCTCCTAAGGAACCTGAATCTGTTGATACATATGCCATATCGTCACCTCCAAGTGACTATGAACGGAATTATTGTGAGCGAAGTACATCCAACAATGCATCCATTGAATCTGCATTATCGATGCGAAGATTT